CCGCCACTTCGGAAGAAGGTTCACCGTACAGTCATACGTCAACTGAGCAAACGTTACTGTAACACCATCCAGCCCGGTTTCTTCACCCATTATCCACATCCAATCCAGAGTATCAGCCAAGCGATCAATCATCAGCATATCATCCACTCCCCCCAGGCGATATCCCCGGTTTTTCAACACATACGCACACCAGTCACGCTTCACATCACGAAGACTGATACCGGGTTTCTTCATCATCTTATCCCGGATTTTCAATAAATGAACCCACTCCAGCGGCTTCACCTCTTCCCAGCAATCGGGAAATTCAATGTCTTTCTTCTGTTTCATAGCTTTATACTTGATTAGTCGAGCGATCAGGCGCCGACACATTATCTTCTTTGTTAATCACCTTCCGGTAAATACCGAGGAAAATCCCCTTCTTATTCGGGAAATTAATGCGGATAGCATCATTAATGGCCTCCAGTGCGATTTCTTCCGGAATCTGCGTGTCAGCACCGTAGAATATCTTTAGGGCGTAAAGCATCTGGCTACCGCTGTCACTCTTCCCGTCTATAATAATATTGGCCAATGCCGGAGACAAGCCGAAACCAGATGTGGTCGAGCTGTCCGCAATGCGTGATATCTTCGCCTGAGCCTCAATGTACTTGTCTATATTCATTTCAATAGGCTCAATCTTCCAGCTCTGCACATGCCCAAACTCATCCAGAAAGTCCACGCACGAAAAGAACTTCCCAGCATTTTTTTGCCCCGCCATCACGTTCGCAATGGTCTTCGTCACCTCATCCCGCAAACGTTCAATCTCCTTATATACCCGTGCGTCATCCCATTCAGGATGCATCTCACGTAATCTCTGTTCACACTGTGTCCAGTACTCCTGCGGACTATGCACCACATACGCCGCTGCAATCATATTCTCATTCAGATGCCGGATAATCTCCGGAAGATTATTCGCATTCTCCAGCCAGGGAACTGAGCCATAGAAACAGGATATCGCATACATATTCCGCCCGAAACTACGCATACAGTGATACTTAATCGCCGTCTCATATTTCGTCGGATGCCACTTATCGAAAGCCGGATACTTCAGGAAACTGCGGCTCCGGTAACTATCAAAGTCACCGGTCAGATACTCCGTCACATCTTCCAGACGTCGGCTGTCATTCTCCGGCCATACCAGCCGACATTCACCGCTATGCAGACACTCCAATCTGTTCACCCACGGGCGACCAATACGCACACCTTTCCCCATATAATACTTTGTGAACTGCCCGTTCATGTGAGTGTACTCTACCAAGACATCCCGGATATACTTCCGGTAATCCCAACTATCCAGCCACTCCTGTATCTCATCATCCGCCAGCCACTCCTGCACCCGTTCATTCTCCATAATATTCACCCGGTAAAGCAGCGGGCCTTGTCCATACAACAATCCCATTTTCCTGTCCAAGATACCGGGTCCCAGATTATTTTTCTCCAGTAAATTCCGGATAGCATTCGGCATATTATTATCAGGCCCCCAGGGCACAACGCGGACACCCGCCACATTCGTCGGATCACCGTCCCAGTTCTTCGAATCACCATTGAAAAACTGGCTCATCTCCTGGCTCCAGTTCATGTTAATGGCATATTGTCCGGCCACCGTATCCACAAAATTGAAATGCCCTATTTTCTTTTTGATATCTCCCATAACTATCTATTGATAAATATTCTCGTAGTATTCACAAGAAGCGTCCCGCAATACTCTCTCACAATCTCAACCAGTTCCGGAATCGCCTGTTCTATTATCGGATTGAACCACGGTATCGGATTCCTGTTCCACTCCTTATTACTCTTTTTCGTCAGTACGCGTGTGCCACCCTCCATATTATATCCCCGGCCTACTCCCAGATGAATGTAAATACCCTCAGGCCTAAAACCGAATCCGATACTGGTTACTTCTTCTCCAGCAACAATCGGTTTGCCGTAATGACGATAATTCTGTTTCAGTGATCCGGATAACTTTTTATCATTCGCAACCAATTCTCGTATTGAGAGTTTCAGCACCGCATTCACCTTGCTGCCCCAATCCTGTACCCGCGCATTAAACAAAGCCACAGCCTCTTTATCCTGTTGTCGCTCCCATTGCTGTGTTATACCGGTATCGCCTTCAATGATGACATCCAGCGGATACCGTTCTCCAGCCATCCGGTTAGCCTTGCCTCTCCAGCTGTTCCGGTTCTTCTCCATTGCTAAACGTTCTCCATGTGATCCCATGCTGCAAAGATATTTTGCAACCATAACAGGAAAAAGGACATAAAAAATCCCCGATAAACAGTAAAGCCTACCGGGGATTTCATCATATTCACAATTTTACACTACCTCAAATCCTGTCACCGAATTATAACGGCACATCTTAACCACTCCCATTTTTCCGTACTCATTAGGAACAGAACCATAGTTAACCCAAATAGTGATCGGCTCACCCTGTATGAGAGGTTGTTTTGAAGCAACCAGTTTCATCTCCATATTGAAATACAGGGAATGGCAAAACTTAACAAGCCCCTGCTTAGAAAATGTATGCCAAAGCAAATAATGCACCTCTACACATCTCGTCTCTGGTTTAAACATGACAATCCCTTTATCTACAAGATAATTCATACCATGGATATTGCTTACAGCATCCTTCAGTTCCTTTGCTAATTTTTCATTCGTTTTCATACCTACAAAAATACAAAAAATCAAGCAATCTTATTCTTTGAAATATAGGTTTCTTCAGTTATTTCTCCATATTCCAAAGCCTTCACATCTTGCCAATTATAAGAAACACGTTCACCAGTACTCAACCGAATTTCATCAGGTTTCATCCCCATTTCTGAATATATTTCTTTAGCCACAGCAATAATACCCTCCAAACCGTTTGCCGAAAGACTGTAAATAAGTAGATCATTCATTTGAGCCTCCTTTCTGATTGTTCAAATAACCATTAAGAAAGGCAGAAAGCCGTTTTATCTCATCCAATGAAATATTCTCAATGCTACATTGATGCTTATTAAAATCCAGGTTATATTCAACCTGAGCGTTATCTTCACTTCCGGTACTGATTATTTGGCAGATTACAAACTCATCATTCATAGCTTGCCCCCTTCCTCATTAAAAGTAATATTCACACTCCCACCATTGGTATAGATAAGGATGGTTTTACCTTCTCGGGCAACATGAGCACGTTTGTGACCGTCGCACAATTCAGCCCCAAGTTTAACAAGCATTTGCCGGATTTTTTCAACGGATACATAGCGTCCGTGAACGAGTTGATTTTCTTTTTTCATAACGTGATGGTTTTTAGCATTTTGGCATTTTTATAAATAGAAACGGCTGCCATTTCCCGTTTCGCTAAAAACCATCACTGTGTCATGCCGCAAAGCATAAAAAAGTAATATGGGAAAGACAGCCGTCTATATCGTATGTAAGGGCATAAAAAAAGCCCACCAAATATTATGAGCATTAACCGCGCTCTACGACATCGACTAACGATGATGGTTTTTAGCACTGCAAATATGGGGATAATATTTGAAAGTGCAAAACAAAAGTATATTTTTCAATCATATAATTCATCCCTAACTTTCCGAGAACGCTTTTTCTTATTATCGGGAACTGGTTGTTCATCAGTTTCCGATTTACCCTGTTGCTCTTCAAATGATTGTTTCGTATTAAATCCTTCACGAACAGATTCATCCCTTGTTACATATTTACTTAATAACCAGTGATATACATTTTGATTATTAGTAGTAACAACATAAGCCTGTTCAAACTCCCAACCAAGTTTTCCCATATAATTCATAGCGTCAACCATCGAATTAAACTTAATCTGTTTTCCTTGGTCATCAACCATATACTGTTTAGAAGCTCCTGTCCAGAAACTTGTCTCCTGCCCAAAATCAATTGTGACAGTAACTTTATTACTCATAAGTTTCCCTGTACCAAGTAACTCACAAAAAACTTTATAAGGTTTCTGAGCCATTATCCCCATACTGGCGAACATCGCCATCAAAAACAAAATTTTCTTCATACTATCAGATATAAAATTAAACATGCACAAATGTAATATTTTTCTGCGCACATTCACTTTATAATACAAAAAAAGGCTTCCAACTCGTGGAAACCTTCTTTATCCGTCTATGTATAAATTCAGAAAGACACAGCCAATAAAGAATTACCAATATCATGTATAGTGTCCAGTATCAGCTTTTTTCTTTCCGGAGAAGGAACCTTCGTCCCCTTTATATAACTTGCCAACAAACTTTGCTGTATCCCCATCCGGCGGGCAACAGCTGAAATATTCAGTTCCGGATTAGATAAAAAAGCGTCTTGAATACCAGGTGCCGGTTCTTTGGTATCATCATAATAGAAACTCTCATAGCTCATATCCTCATCAATGGCATCCCATCGAATACCATAATCCCAGAACTCATATTTTTCCCGCTCCTCATTTGAAGCAGTCAATAACCGCGGATAGAATAAAAGAGACTGGTATAATTTCTCTCCTTTATCCGTCTGCACATAAATACGGTTATCCGCAAACCACAACTTCGTAATTTTCATATCAACCTCCTTTCTTTATTATTAGAAACCAGAGGGAGTTTAAAACTCCCCGTGGTATTTTTTCCAAGCTTCCTGAATGTTCTCCAGATTCTCTTCGAGCACATATTCAGCCAATTTTAACTCTTTAGGCTTCAGCGTACTTTCAATCAATCTGACCCCATCCTTAATTTCAAACTTCGCACTACCATTCGTACTTCTCACATGACAATGTGGCGGTTGATGGTCTGCCGTAAAAATGATAAATTTCAATCCGAATAAATCTAATACTGTTGGCATAATAATTTGTTTTTTGATTACGCAACAAAGATAGGTTATAATTTTATATCCTGCAAGCAAACAAAAAGAAAAGGTTATAATTTTATATCCTTTTAACAGAGAATGGTTCATTCTCTCCCCTCCGTGGTTGAAGGAACGGAAAAACAAAAAACGAAGTACCGCTTTGGGTCCCATCCCGTTTTGCGAGTGTGCGAGCAAAACGGGATGGGCGCCCCTTTGCGCCCTCCCACTTAAATCATCCCTTCATCACAAAAGCTATAATATCCGTCATTCGTTATAATTACATGATCCATCATCCGAATGTTGAATATCCCTGCCGCCTTTTTCAACTGTTCCGTTAACTTCCTGTCATCATTGCTTGGCTTCGGGTTACCGCTCGGATGGTTATGCACCGCTGCAAATTGTGATGCCCCTGTATCTATCAATACCCGCATAATTAACCGTACATCTGCCGAGGTCTGGTCTATACCACCTACGGAAACCTGCACTTTCTTGATTATTCGAGATGCATTATTTATCGCCACAATCCAAAATTCCTCGTTACGCAAACCACCTATTAACGGTTGCATCAGCTCGTATATATCCTTGCTTGAGAGAATTAGCCTACGTTCTACCTGCATAGACTGCTGTCTCTTATACATTTCTACTGCTGCAATAGCAACTTTCTTGCGTCCAGGCGTCAAGGATGCAAACAGCTTATCAAGGTCTATTTCTCCATTATTCCGTTCGACATCGGAAACAATTTGCCTGTTATTGGTAATCTCGTAAATAAGTTCTCTGTCGCTCATATAGCGGCAATCATTGTCGAATAAAGTATTCATAATTATAAATTTATAAGTTAAGAAATAATTGTTTTACCTAAAAAATAGCCGCCCAATACCTCAGCGCCTAACTTTTCCAAAGCACAAGCAAAGCGGGCGTAAGAATGCCCCTGCGTCAGTATATCATCAAAAAGAAGTACTCTTTTCTCATTGAAAAAGCTGCTGTCGAAGTTGATAACTTCCACATCCTGCACCGTCTTGCTGCTCTTTGTCTCATGGATGGCAAGACGTCCGCCCTCTATGGTGATTGCCTCGTATGCGTTCTTGCATCCTGTTAGCCGTGCCACTTCTTCGGCAAAGACCTTGTATCTGATTTCGTTTTTGTCTGCCGAACTTGCAGGAATACAAACGAACGTCACATTCTCACAATCCGCCCCGAACTGTCCCCGTATCTTCTTCGCTACGAGTTCCGCAACTGATACACTACGTTTACCGTCCTTAAAGTCCCATATCATCTTTCTGATTGCCCACTCACGTTTATTCGCCTCGTACTTAGTAGGTAAGTAATCGAAGAAGTTGAACATGAATTTAGACCACTGTTGCCGCCATGCTTCGGGAATGTTTCTTTTTGCTGTCATAACTTTAAAATTTTATGTTGAACCTTGAGCTCGTGGGTGTTAGCCTTTTTATTTGCTGTTTCCCTGATTGGAGCTTTTTTTTTCTGCGTCGCCTGTCGCTACGCGGTATGTTTCGCCTTTTTTACGCTGCATCAAAAGGTGTTGTAAGACACAGGAGCAAGTTTTTCAGAAAACCGTAGGTTCGAATACTACCCAACGGGTGGAGATTTTTTCTGAAAAACTTGAGCCAGTGACGTCAACATTTACCTTTGCAGCACAAAAAAGCGAAACTGCGTAGTGACTGGAGAAAGAAATAAAAGGCGAGAATCAGATAAAGGAAACAGCTGGAAATACATAGTTGCAAACTATACCGCTCTGCCCGGTCTTCCATTGCCAAGACAATAGCCTGCGTTGTTGCGGGGAATGGAAGACGGGGCGTTTCTTCCTGGTTACGGGATTATAATCCGGTAACCTCTGCGTGAACGCAAAAAAATCAAACAGAAAGCATCGCTTTCTACCGCTAAAACGCGAAAAATCCGTGTGGCAAAAATTCGGGTTGATTGTACCTAAGTACATCTATCAAGGCGGGTTTGCCACACGGATTTTTCGCGCGCCTGGTTCCTCATCAGGCGGACTCCCTTTCTAATCAGGGCATTTTTTGAACTAAAAATGTCCTGTCAGAAAAGATATTCCTCTGAATACCAAAAAGAAATCCCATCCCTGCGATAATTATCGGAGGGATGTAACAGCTTGCTGCCCGAGCCGCGCCGTCGTCCCGTTGCGGTCGCAGGTGCCGCCTCGGGTCGGAAATATGATAATTTTTTGTTACAAAATAATAAAAATACGTTAATTTTTCGCTATTCCTTACAAATATTGTAAATTATTTTAAATTTCCCCCTAAAACAGCCCTTGCCGCCCCCTCACGCATCAAATCCCACCCCTTACGATACCCTTCATATAAAAAGCCCTGCCATCCTCACGGACAACAGAGCTAACCCAACAGTAAAGAAAGAAATGATCAAACCACAGAGGCAGCGGATGAGCTTCGTCCCCTATCCCATACTCGCACAAACTCTTTTCGCATGGTGAAGTACTTCAGGGCATCCGTCAGATTCGTAGACTCTTTAGGCAGCCTGTGCGTAGGTAACTTATCTCCGGTCTTGAGCTTCACGGTAATGCTCGTACCCGTCTTCTCATTGCTCTTGATGGCCGTTCCGGTTACTTCCATCTCAGACTTGAGGTTCGGGCAGTTGTACTGGTCAATCAGCAAGGTAAAGAGATTACGCGCCAGGTTGCCACTAAGTAAGTCCATGAAGAACCGGTATTCCATGTTGCTACCAATGTTCCCCTGTCCCAAGCTCATCAGCTGTACCTGCCAGCCTGTACGCTTGCCTTCAGCATCAAACTCAATATTCTTCTTGATCTGTGTCGCCATATCAGCAGAGACTTTCTTATAATTATTCATTGACCGGTCATAATACAGCTTCAGTATCTTACGCTTGTGCGGGCGGAAGTAATATAGGAACTGGTCTGCCAGCTCACGCACACTATTAGGCGGAAGCGTATACAGTTCCTTCAGTATGCGCATTACATTGCCATTACGTTGGCCGAATACCATAGACAGCATATTACCGGAGTCCATGCCCGCCTCTAATGGCTTATTCTTATCCAGGTACCGGAGAACAGAACAATCCGGATTCCAACCGAACTCATGTTGCTCAATCACGTCATTCAGAAAGCCATCCGCATAGAAATGCTTCATTGCCAGGTTGCAATAAAACATCTGGCTGGCCTCCAGTTTCGGAATAACGGAAAGCACATTGCAAAGAAGACCTTCCAGCCCTTCAGCAAATTCATCGCTGAACCAATCTTCTCCCAATACATCAGCATTCACATACGAGGAAGAAATGAAGAAAAACGATGTGCCCCGGCGTGTCTTGATCCAACGTTCTTCCCACCGCTTCATATTCTTTCCGGCAAGTTGCATCGAGCGTTCAGCAGCATCCAGTTTCGAGGCTAAAGATGCATCAGAACGATAGGCAGCTTTCAGTTCCTTGTATTTCTGCAAGGAGGACACATATTCTTTTTTCGTCTCATTGTAGACAAAGCCAGCCCGCAGCATCAGCAATATTTTCCGCTTGTTATTCTGTTTGGCCAGCTTCAGTATCCAATCGTATTCGCCAAGATGGTTCGGGTCCGGCATATCCGTTGTCAGTGTACGGCTACGATACCAGACGCTATCGCCATATTTCACGCGGAAACCACGAACCGCCTTCAGCAAGTTCGTGAACTTCTCTTCCGGAAAATACTTCACCTCATCACCGAAAACACCGACATAGGAACGCCCGGCACCAATAGACGGCCTATCGAGCGAGATAAAGGTAAAGTTAAAGCCGGTATAGAATACCATTGTGTTTCGCCAATCCGTACAGACGTTGTACATGCGATCTTTCCACTCCTGAGGCGGCTCCTGGTTAATCACATAATGGATACCCATTTCCCACCCTAACATAGAAAGCCCGTCGATGAGAGACGGGATCACGTTTTTGTGCAAATCGGAGTAAGTATCAGCTACCCAAGCGAACGGCGCACCCTGACAATCCAAAGCTACTTCCTGCACACGTTCGGCCAACACCTGTACAGTCTTAGCCGAAGCACGCCCGGCAATCCAATACAGGGACCAGGGCATCATTATAGCTATGAGCTGCGCCATCCAGTTGGAAAAGCGCACTTCTACCTCATCCGATATCTTTAGTTTTTTCTTCCTGGTCATTCAGCATCTCCTCAAAGTCAATATCTACAATGTTAGCGTCTCGCTTCAGGCGGACTTTCTCCCTCTCAGGAAGGTCAACAGAATCTATCTGAGCAGCCAGTATCTGGCGGTTTGCCGCATCCAGTCCCACCGCTTCCGGATTAAGGTCGTATATCTTGATGGGCTTTTCGTCTATCTCTTTCGGTTTGACCGGATCAGGCTTATCCAGTTGTTTGATTTTAGCCGCCTGTATGTTGAGATTGCCGTACACCTCCATATCCTTGGAACTGACCGCATTTTGCAAAACGACCTGAGCAGCTTTCATCAGGTTGTCATACATGAGATTACGGTGCGCATTGTTCTCAATGGTATCATTGAGGTAAAACAGGTTAATCGCCTCACTGTACATCTTCCTGGCACGCATCCGCTCGACGTTGAACGGCTCGTGCATCAGGAAGGCAACAGCATTATCCTTGCCGTACTTCCGGTTAATGCCGACAAGTGCATAGAGGGCATTGTAGTAGTCCAGTTCATCAGCCGTCAGCTCCATAGTGCAACCGGACGCTATGTAGTCCTGCAATGTGTCAAAGTAAGATTTATCGAACATCAGCCTATATCATCAAAGAAAACCTTGTTAATGGAATTGCGATATCCCGTCGCCTGGCGGAATTTATCAAACCGTTGCGCCTGGGTCACATTGTCTCCGGTTTCGGCACTGGCAGACATTGCCAGCCCTTCCTTAGCCCGCTGTACAAGCTCGCCACGTTCGTAGTGAAACTTCAACGGAGAGCCAACCAGGTTAAAGTACCATAGAAAATCATTCACGGGGATATTATAATACATGGCGATTTGCTTCGGCTCATAGCCGATGCCTGCCAGGTGCTCGAACTCATCCATATCAATCCGGTCATACCATGGCGGGTCTTTACGCCATTTGACCAATTCGTCCGCTACGAAACTCATACACTTCTTTGTTTTTTAAAAAAACATATTGTTCTTCCATCGCATTCTCACCATAATTGCCTGAACCTTCGACCACGAAGAAACCTGTGGACGTGTCCAGGCAGGTTATTTTTTTGTGGCTCCAGGCGAATGATAATTCAATCACTCCATCCTGATGGAGCTGTACCAACCGTTCAAAAATCTTCGGCATACGGAATTTTATCGTTTCCGAGATGTGGAGATGAATGCTGCCTATCAATTCCTTTTCGCGCCATCTCAACAAAGCGTTTATAATGCGCTCATTGGTGGAATACGTGGCGATATAGAGATGATTAACCCGTCCGGCATACCTTATCAAGTAAACGATAAAAGTAAAGGCTGTGAAGCTCTTTTGCGTTTCTATAAAAAAAGCCTCGTTATCGCCGGGCAGACGCCCGCATAATTCCTTCAGACTATTCAGTTTGAAAGTCAGCATGGTTTCAAACCGTCTGGAGAACAGGCGGGAATCTGTCATTTCCTGCCTGAGTTCCTTCAGGCTGAAGTAATAGCTCATTCCAATAGGCGATTAATATCATTCAGTTCTTTCTCATAACCAGCTAACCTCTCCCGCCGTATCGGGTCCAAGTGCGGTTTATCTCCCTTCGCTATCTCTGATTTGACGCGCCAAATGTTGTTTTCAACCTGGCGCTGGCGACGGATCAGTTCCTTGACCGGTAACTGAAGAAGCTCGCTTCTCCGGCGAAACTCCGCGAATGCAGGATGTTTCCCCAGCAGAGAATGATGTACCTTGTAATAGTTCAACTCTTCCCATATCATACGGTTCTCAATGTAGTTATCTATCAAATCCCGGCTGACATCCGCACATTGCTTCAGCGAAGTACAATCCCTAAGTTGTGCGTGTAACCGCACATAGGCATGATATTTATTGAACTTGCGGGAAGCAAGCGTTTCCAGTTCTATGGGGCAGTCCGGATCATTCAGGAAAGCGAACTCTTCACGGAAAGAATTCGGTTCTTTCCGTGAAGACAGCTCCGGCAGTGCTCTTCATTCTTCGAAGATGGACGGTTCCGGAAACATCTGTTCCAAGAACTTTTCTAACCAGGCAGAATGTCCGGTAACGGTATTGTTCAGGAACACTTTTTTCTGGAGAAGTTCTTTTGCTTTCTGTTCGTTCGGATTCCGGGATACAATAGGCAGTAAGAATTGGTCTGTTTCCCAATCCAAGACAACAGGATATGCCGGGAAAGGCTGGAAATTGAAATAGAGAGATGAAAACAACACTCCCGATTCTGCTTCCGGGAAACGTTCCAGCATATCCTTCAGTCTAAACTTCTCAAATAAAACCGGTGTATGAGTACCATAATTCAGTTTAGGTAATCCGAATTTATCCAGCAGCATAACGGTACGGCTCATATTCTCGGCATACGTACCTTTGAATTTTTCCGGCTTCAGTTCACCCAAAACCTTTGGTATCTCTATATGCGCCAATGATACCCGATTAACCAGGTAGATGTCATCATTCGTCCAAATGAAACTCTCTGTCACTTCAGGCGATTCAATGGCCAACTTCAATTTCTCCATGGTATCAATCTGCGGATTATCAGATGTACGCTGATGTTCAATGACAGTCACTTCTTCACTGAACCAATCTTCGCGATCACCGATAATCACCAGATTGGCAGGAAAGCGAGCATTGTTATACCAGGAACGAAGGGCGAAAATCAATTCTCTGCCTTGAGCAAATTCTTTGCAATAAGGAATTACCACGGTTGTGTGATCCTGGGCTTTTTTCTCCAGTACTGGCGATTCATCAGCAAGGGCATCACTTACCTGTACTGATCCGGATTCATTCACCTGTATTTTCACAGTTTCTACTGTTTCTACTGTTTCCACTTCTTTCACGTCTTTAGATTTAGACGATGTTTTTTTTGTTGTCATAGCTTTAATTTTTTAAAAAGAGACGTATGCCAAAGCACACGCCTCTCACCACATAACCTATCCAAAACCAAATCACAATCCACTACCACCGGAACCGGCAGTCAAGCCCAGAACTGCATTGATTTCTGCATTATCAGTTGCAGGAATCAAAGACTTTTCGATGCGCCCGATAGTAGCACCGCGCAATGAAGCTGCAAGATTGATCGTATTCTTTGCACCTTCTTTGCTGTCCTGGCTGTCAGCCTTAGACATCTTCAACGGGGTGCATGGTGTACCTGCTATCTTAGCATCATCACCGGAACAATCCATAACGATGGCTCCCATGTCCTCATTAATATTGTTGTTAACAAACTCATCCAATTCAATACCTGCGCCTGGATGCTCAAAATCTACATGAGGTATAAAACCACGTGCATCATCTTCCCCCTCACTTGTATGATAGATGTTGATGGTGGAGTCTGTTGCATAAACAGCAATAGGCTTTTTGCCTGTTGCCATCTTGAACTTGGTTACACGCACCCCTTTCTCATCACGCTCGTGTTCAGCTACATCTTTCCAGAGAAAGAGAATGATAAACGACTTTTTACCCTTCGGGCGACCGGCATTCGATGACTTCTTAGGCACCGATACCATTTTATATGCTTCATCAGCCATAATTAACCTCCTTAATTTTTAGATTAAAGACCTCCACTTTGCGAATCGGAAGAACTTCCCGATTCTTCTGATCCCGGTGCAAGTTTATTAACTAATTCTGTCGGCAAATAAGCAAAAATCGCTTCTGCCAACCAGAATCCCACACCTTCACGCCATTCTCCGTAAATCTTGGCCGCATAATCCTGGGTAGCCATACGCAATTTCTGATTCTGAGGATTACGAGACATCAAATGACGGAAATTCTCTTTAGGAGTAATGAAGAAAGCACCGGAACCGCGCATTCCCTCAAGTCCCTCAAATACAAACTTCGTATAATCAACTTTCACCTTTTCACCATCTTCATTCTTGGTGGTCTTATACTTATCACGATAAGCACGGGAATATTTCAGAATGAAATCCGGGTCTGCATGAATAGTCAACTTCTTATTCTTATAAAGCGGAGCCACCTGATCAACCGCATTCTCCACATCCGTCACAAGTGCATCTCCTGTCCCAAAGGTTTTACCGTCAAACAACAAATTAATACCTTCTTTATTACCACCTTGTTTGATACGGCACAGTTGGGTAAGATAACCGTCACATACCTGGTCCGCATCGTTTGCTACGAACTTGCCATCTTCACCCTGTGTCGGTTCCTTATACTGTCCCACAGCAAAAGCCATTTCACGCTCTTCGTCCAATTTGGGTTTAACCAACTGTTCAATGATATAACGTACAATAGGCATGTCTTTCGGGTCAAGATTTTCATCATACAGATATCCGAGAACCTCATCGATCAAGTCAGAAGGGATAATCTCAACATTGATCTTCATCGGATATTGTTTGATTGTCAACGGAGTAAACTTCGTTTTGCCCTTAGGGGTCCATTGCGGTGTAAATGATTGCAAAACAGATGTGATATGAGAGTGCGTCGCACGTACCTCAAATTTATCTGTAATCATAGTCGTCATATACTGAAGGGATGAAGTCGTTCCCATCAGCGAACGGAAAATCTCCATCTTTTGAGAACTGATATAACGGCCGAACTCTTTATGCAATTCTTCCGTATCAATGGTATCATTTCCCGTATATGAAGCAGCTTCCGGACGCCCATAATGAGCAGCTTCAAGATATTTGTTCATGTTCAGCGACATGTCCGGCTTAAACGTTTTCGTCATATCAGTATTTCCTTCCACATGAATACCTGCATCCTTAGTTTCCTCTTTTCCCAACTTGGCAATTTCAGCATCTTTCTCTGCTATCTTAGCATCTAAAGCTGCAATCTTCTCACGAGCCTCTTTCAGTTCCTTGGCATTTTTATCACGATCTGCCTCCAGTTGCGCCTTCACTTCATCGGTAACGGCTTCCTCAGCAGTCTTACCACTTTTTTCAAATTCCTCCAGGTCTTTTTTAAAGACTTCGAGGAATGTTTTACCGTACTTTTCTTCCAGCTGCTTTTCCTGCGTAGAAAGAAGAACAGACTTACCATTCTTGTCTTTCGCAAATGCAGAGATATTCAGGAATGAAAGTACCACACTCATCACTTTTCCAAACATAACTTTACGATTTAGAATTAATATATTCGTTAATACATGCCTCTTGAGGTATTTCTCTTGCCCGCTGGATTGCAAAGTCTAAAGTACCGATGGCATCGGCCAGGCCCATAGAAATTGCATCCTTTGCGTAAAACATACGTCCGCGCAATAAACCTGCCGCATCCAGCTTCAGCTTATTACCACGATTCGCTTTCACGTTCTCCTGGAAGTCACGTGCCAGCGGGTCCAGTTCTTCTTCTTTAATCATCTCATACTTGCCTTCCTTAGCCATTTCGAAGGGAGCATTCTTATAATCCGATAGATTTGAATAAATGGTATGGACTTTCACACCTTCACGCTCGTAATACTTGGCGTAATCCGGAAAGCTCATCATCACACCGATTGATCCGAACTCGGAAGATATCTGATTCGACGCTATGATTTCATTGCTGTATGATGCAATGTAGTAAGCCGCAGAAGCGCAGAGGTCACAATGCGCTACTACGGACTTACCCTTTGATTGCGCATACCGGATGGCATCAACCAGCGGAGCGATGGCATCGACACTACCACCGCCTGAGTCTATATCAAGCAAAACAGAAGAAATATTCGGGGATTCCGCAGCCTGACGGACAATATCCGCCAATTCGGTAGCACCATAGCTGCAATAGGTACCGTACTTCAGTAGGGTACCATGAATAGGAATAATGGCCGTGCTGTCTTTCGGAGCGTCAGAGAAACCGTTCCCGGATTTCGTTTCTTTCGCACCGGTGGAGAGCAGAACCGGTATAGGTTCTACATCGGAGCGCTTTGTTGCATCTTCTTTCGTGATGCCGCGCTCCAGTAATTTATCAACCAGTATAAGGTTGGCTTCCACATCGCGGAAAGAGATGAACCACTTCCCACGGCAGACCGCACTATATAATGAAGAAAATGCCATTGTTTTGTACCTTTTAAATCCGGTACAAAATTACAATGGCAGAAACCGCTTAAAAGGACTCTAAAACTTTTGCCGGTTCCGGACTGGAGCGCTTAAAAGAGAGTGTCAGCTTCGCCGGATCACCACTGCGCTCCATTGACACATGTACGGGAAACTCATCCGTACCGATCACTTTCTTTTCTCCATTCGTTAAGCCGATCAACAGCAATCCATCAACGGAGAATAAAGTACGAAGTTGACTCTCCATAGATGAAGACGTATCCGTCACCGTTGCTTTCAACTCCTGCTCGACGGGTTTTCCAACCTCTTCCCGGCTTTCTTTCCATTCTCCGGATGAGACGTTAATGGATACCCATGTGCCATGCACCTGTAATTTGTCACTTCCCGGTACATTTCTAACCTCTGCATCAGGCAGTGGTAGAAAAGACATTGCACAAAACTGCGATCTTTTGTTCTCAACGCTCATTTTTACTTAAAGTTTAAGTGATATTTAATTGAAAATCTGATTTTTAATTAGAATTTAATTGGTTAAATAGTGTTATTCAAATAAGGATAATTGAATCTCTCTATTCACCTCCCTTGTCATCCGCTGCCGGTTACGATAATCGTACTTCTTCACCGCGTCGTAATTCAGCGCATTATTCTTGATGTTGTATGCCATGAGAAAGGCCCGGAGAATCTTATCCTGCTTAAAGCCTTTCTCGTATCCGGTCACAAAGTATTCCCTGACCCGGATGCGGAAAGAGGCTTCAATATAGTCCTGGAGCATTCTCTGTTTCCATTCGGGAATATAGATGAAATTCTCTTGCAGGATATAGTGATTCCACTCCTTAACCGGAAGGAACAGCGTTATCGGATTATCTTTTATCGGCAACTTCGGCGGACGGTCCGCAACTGTTACCATTGCCTGGATGAACTTGCCGATATCATTAGCGGATGTCACAGTCACACCTTCGTCTGTGCGGGAACACCCGAACTCATGATAAAGATAATCATGGAGATAAGGCTGAAGTTCAATTATTACATTAGGTTTCATGCGGTAATGGATTGATTGTTATGCAAATATAGCAATTATAATTGTTTATATTCTCAATTTTCATTGAATTAGGCCACTACAAGTAACCGATTTAAACAAACAAACCAAAAAATAACATTTTCCGATACTCTTCCGCTTTCTCTGTAACTGCTGAATATCTTTTTGCCCAGAAATTTCTGCAACTTTGTAACCTGTTACAAAATGAGCATAAACAACTGATTATCAAAACTAATACAAGGTTACAAGAAAACGGTTACAGTTTTTTGTTACCAATACACTTTGTAACTTTCAGCCAAAGTCAGGGTATTTAAAGGGAAAGTTACAAACCCTTTTTTTTTGTAACCTAATTTTGTAACCAAGTTTGTAACTTTGTATCTTCTTATTATTTAAGTTTTTAAACCTCTTTTCAAACATCGGTTACAGAGTTACAAAAATTTAGTAGAAAAATGGAGAAAGGTACGGAAACCGAGAAACCGGTGCCGGGATACCTGCCCTTTATTAAAAGTAAAAGCCACGGACAAAATGTGCCCGTGGCTTTTCAAATACCAGCTTGTAACCGTGTTACGCCTTGGCCATAGCCTTCCGAAAGTTCTCCGGAAGCGGTTTTCTGCGTAGTTTGGCATAATCATCACTTGTCTCATAGTCCATCCAGTGTTGGCCAGCAGCCAGGAAAGCTCCAACTGTCACCAGCAGCCACGGAAGTTTGTCTTCCGCCTCCTGCATCTTCATAATAGTACCAGGCTTCATTATCTCCAGATAATCATATACCTGCCGAGCGTAGGCATAGAAGCCGGATATGCCCATCAAACCGGGTAGCCATTTATCATATCTGCGTATCATGTCAGAATGGGAGATTTCCATCTTTATCTATCTTAGGTGAAAAAGCACCTGGCTTCTCCAACGTGCGCAGGTAAATCATCTCTTTTGTCTGGCCATCGACCTTCTTCAGAAGGCGACCAGTGGAGTTCAGCATCTCTTCCGGATTAAGTGCATCAATATACGGACATAGTTCTGTAAAGCCCTTCAAAGCCTTTGTGAAACGCTGCATAGTCCAATATGATTTAGGAACCTTGGAGAAAGCAATGAAGTCATCATAAGCGATATCACGCTGAATGTATTGATTCACATGCTCACCTTCTTCAGCAAAATAGCTGTATGCCCAATCCTCAAAGTTGGTGCCCATATCAGCCTTATATTTACGCTTAATAATATTATCCATTGGCGGCTGTACTTTGATACCTTGCTCCGCCATGGAGAGATAGAACTGCAAACATTGGGCGAAGAAATTAAGGTCCCAGTTCCAATTTTCTTCACTATAATCATTCGTCATCAGGTTATGACCGAAGTCATCACGGATGCCACGTGTCTCCAAATAATCGTTATCGGCTGTTTTTTCGTGATAATAGTCGGAGAACACCATATACAAGAGACGTGCATTCGTCGATGGGTCAAAATCACGAGGAACAAAATTCGTAGTAAAACCAAATTTGGGAGAGATATCGAACTCGATAAAGAACGATTTATTGTTCTTCGGGTTCACTGTCATTCCGGAAGTGATATTATCATAGAACTGAGACACCGGAAGATATTTGTCGCAGTCATCAACCAGGACAAAATCCGTATGCTGATCCACTTGGTCATACACATGCGGGTTATCCAGCAGCTTCGGGTTTCGTCCGGAGAGATTAACGGTTCGCATAAAGAACCGGAAAGACTTAAAGAGGAAAGATTTACCACTGCGGCCATTACACTCGCCATCCTCACCAATCTTGTTGTCCATGGCGTAAATCGCCCAAGCGCGTGATGGCGATTTATAGCGATGCAGGTTGTAGCCTATTGCATACATCTTATTTAGGAGGTTCAGTTTTTGCTCATGAATTTCTTCCGGAGAAAGCAGAGGCCCGGCAATATCAAACTTATGGGCGGCACGGTATTGATCAGCTTCAGTAACTCCCTTGTTTTCCCATGCAGTCTCTAATTCTTTCCGCCAATGTACGCGGCTTGTATTAATGAGATAATTCAGAAAACAGCTCTTGTGTTCTTTGACAGTGAGGTCAAAGACATCAAGCCCTTCAGCATCGAGTGTATGCTTGTACTCAAACATAGGCGGCAGCACATTCACTTTATGAGGGATAACCTTGTTATCCCAGACGCTACGCCCGTCCATCAACTGGCCCTTATGCTCTGTTATGCCATTTTTGGTCACTTCCCACGTCGATTGGGAAAAGAACAAAAATTGACAGTCTGGCGTGTAACTGGTAAAGTCCAGGTTGATTTCATCCAACTGCGACAAAGAGGATTCTCCGGTGCGAGGAGAATTTAAAATAAGATTGCGTATATCCACCGGAAGGAAGCGTTCCACCGCAAACCTCTTCAGGAAAGCGTTTATATCTTTCGCCTTTATCTGACGTACTATGCAACCGTCCATCCGGATATACTTAGTATCATCGGTATTCTCATCTTTCAGGGTATTGAAGCCATTCAAAGTAAGAAAATAGTGCAGATAGGCAGTGTTGATATCGTAAGTCTCTTTTTTACTTCGCTCACTCCAAGCCTTTGTCCAGAAACGTGCAGGCATGGCCAGTGTCAATAAGTTCCGGAAGTCTTCATTTTTAGGGCGCAAACCCACAAAGTCACGAAAATCTTTGCGGGGTTTGCCCCTGTTGTCCCGATAACCGGATAACCAGGAAGGTAGCCATACCGTATGGATATCCAGAAATCGGAGTGCAAGTTCCCGACCTTTACGGATGCCGGTGGAATCAATATCCGGAATATTATAAAGTATCTCCACATATTTGTATATCTCCCTGATTTCTTCTTCCGTCACTTTATAAGTCTCGGAATTAAACCATAGCGGATGATAACCAAGAGCACGAACACAAAGCGCATCACGTTCTCCGGAACAGATGAATGCCTCCGGAAGTTTCTTTTCCTTGTATTGGGCATCCTTATCCTTTGCTTCATTCTGAAATTTCTTTTCTTCCTGAGCATTATAGTCTCTATAAGCCTTTTGCAGTTCACGAAACCCATTGATATACAGCTTAGGCTTCACGCCATCAGGCGTGTAGCTGAATCGCCATTGCTTGTCAGGGTTCAGAGGCTCGTATATCTTATAGAATCTCACCGTCTTCTCCGGATCAGAATTTTCGGTAACGACACACTCACGCATCAATATCGGATAAGTGGGTGTCGTATATTTGGTTGTTACCTCCCGGTTCCGGACATAAGATATGGATTTAGCCACATGCCAGTGCAGCGCATCAACGTGTTCCTGCTTCACTCGCGGGCCAAGTATCTTCAGCTGCTCATCGGTGAACTTATCTTCCAGTTCAAAAGGTCTACTTCCTTCCTTTTCGTCTTCGGTGGCCGGGCGCTTCCGGATATCCGGCTTATTAACGGATCGCTTCAGCTCATCTGTCACATTATACCTGGAGGCAAGCAGAGCAATTGCTTCAGGGAAGCGAATATTCTCTTCATACATACAAATATCCACAGGACTCATGGCGGTACCTGAATCACCGAAGTCAGTGACCTTGTAACATTCCTGGTACTTCTTGATGCAGGCGGACGCATCATCTTCATCCGGTCTACGCTTGAATTTTTTCTTATTGTCTACGCAATCCTCAGCTTGAGGATAATAATACAGGATGATGTCTAATCCGTCGCGAGAGGCTGCGTAGATATCGGTAGCTTTAATCATAATGGAGTGAATTTGTGGCAAAGGAAAACATTTGGTTGAGGATATGACAGGACATTATTCTGTCTCAAGTGCAGTATCTATCACTGTTGCATTCATTCCATTCAACATATACAACAATGTATTCAAGTGATATCCATGATGCCCTTTTAGATTTGTGGGATTATCACCGGTTATGTTGATGGTTGCCTCTCCCTTGTCGTGATTGTAATCTATATTGGCAAACAATACCTGGTTATTCTCTCCCTCTACTGTAATCTTACAATGCTCTACCACTGCTCCCAGTTCTTCCTCCGGATGCCAACATTTATCCTTTACTCCCTTCTTCTTCACTTCATAGCGAAGATGTTTCTTGCCATTCAATTTAAAGAATGCGCTATCTGTGATGACGCCTATCGAGTTGTCTTTAAGAAGACGTACTTTTGTTCCTTTTCTCATGAGTTATTCGTCTGATTCATTATTCTGTTCTTCGATCTCAAATTCGGCTTCTCCCTCTGCAAACTCACACATTGCGAGCACATCAGTCGCTGTTACACCATCACCCCAATCGGTGAATATAGAACCCCTATCGGTATTCCATGTGATAGTTAATACTTTCTTCATTTTTGTAGGGATTTGAATGATTCCTTTACTCGTTTCAATGCTTCTATCAAATTATCGACCTGCTCTTCTGTAAAGAAGTCCACATACGCTTCTGAGCAATCCTCAAATGGTTCATCTTCGGTATCGTATATTTGCATTTGAGCACTGGATGGGAACATTTTGCTTTCAGATTTCGTATAGCCCAATAATGCTATATGTTTGGCATAGCCAACACGTACTATTTCATTTTCCATACTATTCATTTTTTATATGACTTACGTTAATTGATTTAATGATGTATTATCAAAATATTCACAAGCAACATCATCAACTTTTGCAGCATTTTTACCGCCTAAACAACATTCACAAAAAGAGTCACAATCGCCGCAATGGTGTGTCATAACATCAGAATATTTTATACTTGTACACGTCCCATACTCAGGAGGTGTAAGATTACGTAGACAAATCGGTTCACCGTCTTCGTTTATTTGACAATGAGTACAATATTCACAATCAAAATGTGCCATAATGTTCCTTTCTTTATTGTTTAGAATTACTTCTTTAAAATCTTTTTAGCAGCAGTTTCAATGACTTTTATGAGTTCATTCACCTTGCTGTAATC